AAAACTAGCATCATCGTTTATAGCTGCTGCTAACTCATTAAGAGTATTAAGAGCAGCAGGGGATGAGTCTACTAAATTTGATATTGCTGTGCCTACAAATGATGTCGTAGCAATTCTGTCAGTGTTGTTTCCAGCAGCTTGTGTTGTTGCAACCGTACCATCTAAAATATTTCCATTACTAGTACATATACTATCTAATGTTGTTTTTGCGGCAGCTATATCAACTCCGTCAACTGTTCCTGTAACTGTGATATTTCCTGTTACGTCAACACCAGCACCAACGTCTAGGTTGCCAGTTACGTCAACGTGACCATCTGTATTAATAACAAGTCTGTTTGCTTGGTTGGTTGTATCATTAAAGATCAAACCTCCATCTGCATTTTGTATCTTGTAATCTGGGTTATGGTCTGAATCAGTAAAAGTTATTGTTGGTTGTGTATTACTTATTGTTACATTTCCAGAACCTAAAGTTCCAGTTGTAGCTATATTCTGAGAACCAAAGTCAGGAGATATTTTAGTTCCAGCTATTGCAGCAGATGCGTTAACGTCTTCGTTTACGATTGTTCCGTTAACTATATTTGCACTAGCTACTGTTACGTCTGTAGGTAAAGCTCCAGCAGCAATCTTAGATGTTGCAATAGAGTCTGTAGCTAATCTTCCAGCAATAGAAGCGGAAGATACATTAGACATGTCTTCAGCAGCTAGCGGGTGTCCTCCAGCAGTTGAGCCGTCATTTACGACAAGGACATCCTTATCAGTATCTACGGTAACTTCACCCTCGGCTCCAGTAAAGCTACTATGTTGCGAGGTACTTCCTCGTCTTAATTTTAATAATTTTGCCATTTATAGGGTTCCAAAATCGAGAGTTAAGTTATCACCAGCACTACCATCAATAGTAGTTGCTGACATAAGTCCTGTTACAGTGACACCTGTAGATGCGACTTCTAGTTTAGTGTTTCCACCGGTTTGTAATTTTAAACTGCCTGTACCTGTATCATTTATGATTGAATCGCTAGTGTTATGAAATAACTCCATACCGTCGGAGCCTGTACCATAAATAGACTTTACGTTGTCGTTGTGTATATTAGTACCAGTAAAAATGTTACCTGTTGTAGCAGCAAAACTACCAGTAGCTGTAACACCACCCTGCCATTGAGAACCTGTATAAACTTTAAGTTCATTAGCAGAAGTGTTAAAGTATAAGTCTCCAGCAGCAAGTGCATTACCACCACCATCTGTTGTTGGGTTGCTAGATGCTACTTGGTATCTATCAGTAAAGTTATTTACATTTGCTATACTAGCAGCAGTTGTGTTTATACTTGCTATATTAGTTGCAGCAGTATTTACGTTTGATATAGAACCTTGTACTGTGTTTACATTCGCTATAGATGCGGCTACAGTATTAACATTTGCAATATCAGTACCAACAGTATTTACGTTTGCAATGTTTGTAGCAACTGTATCTATTTCAGATGTGCCTTCATTTAAATCATCAGCAACAGTAGTTATCTTTGCTATATTTGTTGCAGTTGTATTTACATCAGCAATGTTAGCTCCAACTGTATTTACAGAGTTATTACCAGATCCAGTATTAACTGCGTTAGTTATAAGACCTAGATCTTCTTGGAATGTTATCTGTCCAGCTACAATATTAATGTTAGTTAAGTCAGACTGGTTAGGTGTAATAGCACTAAATCCATCACCAGAGCTACCATCATAGACCATCATAACTTTGTTAGATGAGCTATCAAACCATAAGTCGCCATTTTGTAGTGCACCGCTATCAGGTCTAGCTGTAGGTGCGTTATTACTAATTTGGTATCTATCAGCAAAGTTATCTATATTTACTATATTAGCTCCAGCTGCTGCTATATTTACAGCATTTAATGCTACAGTAGATACTTCAGTTGCCTTCGGTACTAATCTATGAAATTGATATGTATTTCCTACTGATGTAGTCTCGACTAATACACCAAAGCCAGCTTGTAAAACTGTAGTTCCACAGCCTGTAATTGTAACAGTAGAGTTACCTACAGTACCATTAGCAATAGTCACTGTGCCAGCTGTTGGCGTATAGCTAGTGCTTAAAATTTTAACACTTACAATAGTCCCACCAGTGTCAGGATCATTTATATCAGGGTTGTCATTAGGAAAACTTAACTCATTTGCTATTGGTACAAAACCACCTACGTCATCAACAAGGTCAATAATACGTAAGTCTATGGCTTTTGTTGTAGCTACTTTTGAGTCAACACTAGACCATGTAACTCCACTAGCTATAGTTTCGCTAGAATCCTGTCTAAGAAAGTTATCTTCGACTTGTGTCCTTGTAAAGTATCTGTTATCTAGTTGTCCAGCATCAAGTTCTGTTTCTGTATAGTATCTATTGTCTAATTGACCAGCATCAAGTTCTGTTTCTGTGTAGTATCTGCTATCAATAGCTCCACCAGAACTCAATTCTGTTTCAGTAAAATATCTATTGTCTAAAGTTCCGGTTGCTATCTCAGAATCAGTGACAGCATCAGCTTGTATATGTTCAGATCCAACAGCGTTGTCTTGTATGTTATCTGCATCTATACAGTCATTAGATAAATGCACATGGTCAATAGACCCATCTACATAGTGCTCAGAATTTATAACGTCATCTTGAATGTTATCGCCATCTATAATGTCATTGGCTAGATGCTCATGATCTATACTACCAGCAACATAATGTTCGGAGTTAATTACATCGTCTTGTATGTTATCTCCGTCTATAATGTCGTTAGCTAAGTGTTCATGATCTATCGACCCAGCTACATAGTGTTCAGAGTTTATAACATCGTCAGCTATTTTATCAGCGTTTACAGAGTCATTTTTTATATTAGCTGTTTCTATAGCACTTGCTTCTATATCATACGACTGTACAAGATTAGGTACTTGCTCTTCTTGTGCTCTGTATAGAAGCTGTGTTATGTTATTATTTAAGTCAGCTGCTTTTACGGATGACCCTGCTGTAAACGTAGCCTTAGCTGCGTCAACACTGGTGTCACGATATATGCGGATAGTTCCGCTAAGTGGTATGTTGCCTGATGTAAAAACTACATTACCACCACCTGTAGTAGTGTAGCTAGTGATGTTGTAGTGTGTACTTGTTGTTTTAAGTACACCATCTACACGAACTTTAACATCAGATTCTTGATATGAAGGGAAAGAAAACGCCTTAGTCGCATTTCCATCCCCAGTGTATTCTACGAATGTTGTTGCCATTATTTGTATATGTTGAGGATGTTACCGGTTTGACGACCTTTTTCTTGTCGTTGAATTTTCTTCTCTAATCTTTCTTTTTTAATCTCTTGTGCACGAGGTTCTCCACTTACCTCCGCCCAAGCTATACGTTCTGCTCTAGCAAATAAACGTCTAATTACTTTGTTATGGTAGTAATCCATAGGTTCAAAGTCAGCACGATTACCAGCAGCTCTATCTTTATCCATCTGTTCTATAGATGCTATAATTCTAGGATCTTTAGATAACTTAATTAGATCGACCTCTAAATTTTGTTTACCTATAGCTTGCTGAAACTTAGAACGAAGCACTGGCTCTTTTGTAAGATCATCACCATCTGGTGAAAACAGAACTGATAATCTCATATCATAACCACTTCTAAATAGTAGCTCACGACCGGGGCTATTATCTAAATTCATTTGTATAGGACTAAACATGTTATACGCTCTAGTCATAAAGTCATAAGGATTGACTGGTCTAGGAGCTAGTATATCATACTTTATAGGTAAATCATTACCGGGTAGGGTATCAAAGTATTTGTTACGGTTACGTATAGACTGTATAATACCAGAGTTTAGTTCTCTAGTATATGGTTGAAATAGCTTACCAAGATCGTTACGTAGACCTCCAAGAGGTATAGTATTGTTCATTAAGTTAGCTGCTATTCTTGCACCTTGTCCGGGTTTTGCACCAAACAAATCTACAAAGGACTGTAAGCCTGCAAGATAAGATTTACTTGTTACACCTTGAGCAAGAAGTAAACCTACTTTTAGTAAGTTGTCTTCTGTCCACTCTTCACCCATAAGTAA